AGGTATACGAGTGGTATACATCAGGTCCACGACAGCGACTCCAACCGGGCGGTTCTATCATTATAGTGATGACAAGGTGGTCTAAGAAGGACTTAACGGGCCAAGTTGTCAAATCTGCTTTACAGCGAAGCGGCGAGGAGTGGGAGGTCATTGAGTTCCCTGCAATCCTACCTAGTGGTAGACCGCTTTGGCCCGAGTTCTGGTCACTAAAGGAATTAGAAGCGTTACGTACTGAGTTGCCTAATGCTAAGTGGATGGCGCAGTACATGCAGAACCCCACATCAGATGTGTCTGCTATTATTAAGCGAGAGTGGTGGAAGTGGTGGGAACACGAGGACCCACCAGAAGTTAACTTTATTATCCAGTCATGGGATACAGCGTTCCTTAAAACCCAACGGAGTGACTATTCAGCTTGCACAACTTGGGGCGTTTTTTATGAAATAGACCCCCTAACCAAGCGAGAAACTGCTAATATCATATTGTTAAATGCGTTTAAGAAACGTATGGAGTTTCCGGAACTTAAACAAAAAGCATTTGAAGAGTGGAAAGATTGGGAGCCAGACTCTATAATTATCGAAGCAAAAGCATCAGGTGCACCGCTTGTAGCAGAGATGCGTCAGATGGGAGTTCCTGTACAAGAGTTTACGCCTTCTAAGGGTAATGACAAAGTTGCAAGATTAAATGCAGTTGCAGATATATTTGCAAGTGGTAAAGTGTGGGTACCACGCACTTATTGGGCGGAAGAAGTCGTGGAAGAGGTTGCAAGTTTCCCGTCAGGCGAACACGATGACTTGGTAGATTCAACAAGTCAGGCGATAATGCGGTTTAGGCGTGGTGGGTTTATTCGTTTAGAAAGTGATGAGGAAGAAGATATTGTCTACTTTAAGTCTAAACGGAACAAAGGATATTACTAAAGGATAATCATGGCAATTGACAAAGGTTTATACGCAGCCCCCTTGGGATTAGCAGGAATTGATAACGATGCAGAACCTGATATCGAGATTGAGATTGAGGACCCTGAGTCCGTTGAGGTCTCCGCTGACGGAATACCACTATTAAAGATAGAAGAAGGCGAAGAGGATGAGGAAGACTTTAGCGCTAACTTAGCAGAAGAAATTAGTGATGATGTGCTATCCACTATAGCTAATGAGTTAATTGAGGATTTTGAAGACGATGTAGCTTCCCGCAAAGACTGGATACAGACCTACGTTGACGGACTTGAACTACTAGGTATGAAGATTGAAGAACGCAGCGAGCCGTGGGAAGGCGCTTGCGGAGTGTATCACCCCCTCCTATCCGAAGCTTTGGTTAAATTCCAAGCGGAAACCGTGATGGAAACGTTACCGGCGGGTGGACCAGTGAAAACTGAGATTATCGGGAAAGAGACTCCCGAAAAGATGGACGCCGCAATGCGGGTCCAGAATGATATGAACTACCAGATTACCGATGTAATGAAGGAATATCGTGCAGAACACGAGCGTATGCTATGGGGATTAGGCCTTTCAGGTAATGCGTTTAAGAAAGTATACGAAGACCCACATTTAGGTAGACAGGTATCAATGTTCTGCCCAGCGGAAGATGTAGTTGTTCCTTACGGGGTTTCCAGCTTGGAACAATCCCCACGGGTAACTCACGTAATGCGCAAGACTGAAAACGAGATTAAGCGTTTACAGGTTAGCGGGTTCTATGTAGACTGTGATTTAGGTGACCCAGTTAATGCATTAGACGAAGTTGAGAAACGCATAGCTGAGAAGATGGGCTTCCGTGCTACAACGGATGACCGGTTTAAGTTACTTGAGATGCATGTTGACCTCGATTTAGAGGGGTTTGAAGACTTAGATGAAGATGGTGAGCCAACAGGCCTCGCTTTGCCGTATGTTGTGACTATTGAGAAAGGCACACAGACGGTACTAAGTATTAGACGGAATTGGAAAGAAGATGACAAACACAAAATTAAGCGCAACCATTTCGTCCATTACGGGTATGTTCCGGGCTTTGGTTTCTACTGTTTTGGTCTTATCCATCTTGTTGGTGCTTTTGCCAAGTCTGGTACTTCCCTTATACGTCAATTGGTGGACGCCGGGACATTATCAAACCTGCCGGGTGGCTTTAAAACCCGTGGATTGCGAGTCAAAGGTGACGACACACCGATAAGTCCGGGTGAGTTCCGTGACGTAGATGTACCAAGTGGGGCAATGAAAGACAACATTATGCCGCTCCCGTACAAAGAACCAAGTCAGGTTCTCATGGCATTATTAAACCAAATAGTCGAAGATGGGCGTAGATTTGCGTCTGCTGCAGACATAAAAGTGTCTGATATGTCCGCTAACTCCCCGGTGGGCACCACCCTTGCCATCCTAGAAAGAACATTGAAGGTCATGTCAGCGGTACAGGCACGGGTACATTACTCATTAAAACAGGAATTACGCCTCTTAAAAGAGATTATTGCTGAAAATTGCCCTGATGACTACCCGTATGAGCCTCAATTAGGGGACCGCAAAGCTAAGAAATCTGACTACGAGAACTGCGATGTTATCCCAGTTAGTGACCCAAATGCGGCAACAATGTCACAAAAGATCGTACAGTATCAGGCAGTTTTGCAGTTAGCTCAGCAATCGCCACAGTTATATAACATGGCACAGCTCCATAGACAGATGCTTTCAGTATTAGGTATTAAAAACGCAGAGAAGTTAGTTGCATTGGAGGAAGACAAGAAACCACAAGACCCTGTAACTGAGAATCAGAACTTAATTATGAGTAAGCCAGTTAAGGCGTTCTTATATCAGGACCATAAAGCGCACATTGCTGTACATATGGGAGCTGCGCAAGACCCCAAGATTATGTCGCTTATGCAACAAAATCCACAGGCCCCAGCTATTCAAGCAGCTTTGGCGGCGCACGTCAGCGAGCATCTAGCTTACGAGTATCGCAAACAAATGGAACAACTCATGGGTACAGAGCTTCCACATAGCGAAGAGTACGAGGCTGGAACGGAAGAAATCCCACGTGAGATGGAAGTTCGCATATCTCAGATGGCGGCGCAAGCAGCACAACAACTGCTCCAGCAAAACCAAGGAGAAGCCCAGCAGCAGAAAAACCAGCAAATGCAGCAAGACCCACTTATCCAGCTACAACAAAAAGAGTTGGAGATTAAGAGTGGCGAGTTGCAGCTTAAACAGCAGCAGCAGAAGATTGACGCAGCCGCTAAAGCTGACCAGCTTGCTATTGAGCGGGAGCGCATAGCTTCACAGAAAGAAATTGCAGGAATGCAAGTAGGTGCAAAAGTAGCCAAAGACAAAGCGGAACTTTCTTCTAAACAACAAATAGAAGGCGTTCGCATTGGGGCGGAAATAGGCAGGAACAAAGAGCAGATGGCTATAGCTAGGGACAACAGGCAAAACCAACAACCTAAGAAAGGGACTGAATGAATGTACTAGATGTTCTAATACAACAATTAGACGAGAAAGCGCTACAGCTACAAGAAGCTTTAGCTGCAGGTCGGGTGGAAACATTCGAAGAGTACAAAAAAGTGTGTGGTGAGATACGGGGTCTGCTGACCGCACGTGGATATGCATTAGACCTTAAACAAACGATGGAGAAATCTGATGAGTGATTTAGCTCAAGCTGTAGATTTGTCTTTGCTCTTACATAAAAAGAACGAAGAAAAGGCAACACAACTGCCAAAACCGTCAGGATACCGCATACTCTGCGCAATTCCTGAAGCAGAAAAAGAGTTTGACAATGGTTTAGCCAAGGCTGATGAAACCATGCGATACGAGGAACTTCTTACCACTGTGTTGTTTGTAGTGGACTTAGGGCCCGATTGCTACGTTGATAAAGATAAGTTCCCTACAGGACCTTGGTGCAAAAAAGGCGATTTTATCCTAGTAAGACCCAACGCAGGTACCAGACTCGTTATTCATGGTAAAGAGTTTCGTATCATAAACGATGATTCCGTAGAAGGAGTTGTTGATGACCCACGTGGAATTAGGAGAAAATAATGGCTGAATTTGACAAAGAAGAATATAAGTTTCCAGACGAGATTGAATCTAAGGGTAAACCCGAAGATGATGATGGCAGTCTTGATATAAGCATTGAAATTGAAGACGACACCCCTGCGCAGGATAGAGGGCAAAAACCCCTACCCAAGGAGTTAGTTGACAAACTTGAAGTAGATGAGCTGGATAAATATAGCGCAGAAGCTAAAGAAAAACTTGTGTCTATGAAGAAGGTTTGGCATGATGAGCGTCGTAGAGCTGATCAAGCTGAACGTGAACGCCAAGCGGCCCTAGATGCAACTCAAAAGCTACTTGAAGAAAATCGTCGTTTAAAGACCACACTGTCTAGTGGTGAGCGTGAGTATTTAGACACGGTTAAAAATGCTAGTGATTTAGAGCTTGAAGTAGCTAAGCGGGCCTACAAGGAAGCGCTAGAAGGCGGCGACCCAGATAGAATTGTTGAAACCCAAGAAAAGATGAACAATGCATCTTACAGGGCTAATCAAATAAAAAACTATCGCCCCGCTTTACAAGAGCAAGAAAATGAGGTACAAATACCACAAGTGCAAGAACGTCGTACTACTGCTGATGCTAAAACTCAGGAGTGGACGGAGAAAAACCAGTGGTTTGGCTCCAAAAAAGGTATGACTGCATATGCATTAGGTATACATGAAGAGCTGGCTGACGAATACGGACAGGACTTTGTAGGTACTAACAGATATTACGAGCACATTGACAAAACAATGCGCAAGGTGTTTCCAGACTATTTTGATACTATGGAGTCACCAGAAGAGCAACAAAGCGAGCCACAAAAAGCTCAAAGAAAAGCAAGTACGGTAGTCGCTCCTGCAACTCGTAGCACATCCTCCAAACAGGTGAAGCTTAAATTGTCACAACAGGCAATCGCTAAGAAGCTAGGGTTAACAAATGAGCAGTACGTCCGTGAACTTTTAAAATTGGAGTCGTAAAATGACTAAAGATGACAATAGATTGACCCGTGAGTTAGAAACACGTGAAATTGCTGAGCGTCCTAAACAGTGGATGCCCCCAGAACTTCTCCCAGAACCTGACAAACAGGATGGTTTCGCTTATCGGTGGATTCGTGTTTCAACGCTAAATGCAGCTGACCCCCGCAATATCTCAGCTAAACTGAGAGAAGGTTGGGAGCCTGTAAGCCTTGAAGAACAACCAAAATATAGACTGTTAGCTAGTGGAGATGGAAAGTTTAAAGACAACATCGAAATTGGCGGGTTATTGCTTTGCAAAACTCCAAAAGAGTTTGTTTCTCAGCGTAGTGAATACTACGACAAACAGACACGAGCTCAGACGGAAGCTGTAGACAATAATTTAATGCGCCAAAGTGACCCAAGGATGCCGCTCTTTAAAGAGAACAAGTCCTCAAGTAGCTTTGGTAAAGGAACTTAACTTTATTAATGGAGATTTAAATGGCAGCTTATCCTACAGTTAGTGCGCCGTATGGCATTAAGCCCGTTAATCTGATTGGTGGTCAAGTATTTGCAGGATCGACACGTAACATGCCGATTGCCTACAACTACGGAACCGCTATCTATTACGGCGATCCTGTCCAATTATCCGGTGGTTACGCTATTCTAGCTCCCGGTGGTGCTTCTTTAACAGGTGCAACATATGTTAAAGGCACAGTTGGTATTTTCTTGGGATGTTATTACACAAACCCAACAACCAAACAGCGTCAATTTGCACAATATTATCCCGGCTCAGTATTAGCTGGCGATATTACTGCAATTGTTGCTGATGACCCTGACCAAGTGTTCCGAGTTGCTGTTACAGCAGCTGCTGGTAGCACTACAATCGCATCCTTGCCACAAAGCATGGTTGGTCTAAACGTGGCTGGTAATACGTTGACTGGCTCTGCATCTACTGGAAACTCAGCCGCTGCTGTTGTTGCTTTAGCAACTACAACTGCACTAGCTTCTGGCGGTGTATGGCGTGTATTAAACTTGGTTCCTGATACACAAATTAGCACTTCTTGTGTTTATGTATCTGGCGCTACCACAACTTCTTTTGTTGTATCTGGCTTACCTGTAGGATTAGTTATCCCTATTGGAACAGATATTTTCCAAAGTGTTAATGGTCAGCTACAGAGCATTGTGTCTGCAACCACAGCAGCAACGACTGTAACAACAACTGGAAGCACCACGCTTACTGTTGTAGCTTCAGGCGTAACTCCATCGGCAAGTGCTACTATTGCTTTAGTTCAATCCCCGGAAGTACTCGTGAAATTCAATATGACTGTTCACGCTTACTACGCAGCTTAATCTAGGAGAATTTAAATGGCTATTTCACGTGCACAACTATTGAAAGAGTTGCTCCCCGGATTGAATGCATTATTCGGTTTGGAGTATGCTCGCTACGGTGAAGAACACAAAGAGATTTATGAAACAGAAACCTCTGAGCGTTCTTTTGAAGAAGAAACAAAACTGTCTGGGTTCTCAGCCGCTCCGGTTAAGAACGAAGGTTCTGCCATTGCTTATGACAATGCGCAAGAAGCTTGGACAGCTCGCTACAACCACGAAACTATCGCCCTTGGCTTTAGCTTGACTGAAGAAGCAATCGAAGATAACCTCTACGACAGCCTATCAGCTCGCTAT